GGATAATCTTAATCTTACAGTCCCGTGGCTTTGGATAACTGAGTGTTGGGTTTGAAACCGCCATAATGTCTCCTTAAGAGGAGGGGACAAGCCCCTCCGATAAATTAGGCACCAGGGCTGCCAAACAGGGCTTTAGGATCGGTCCAGCCGAAGCTGTAACGAGCGGTGGCCTTGTACTTAGCATTCTCAGTATCAAAGTCTTGGTCCATACCAAACTCATCGCCACGACGCTCGAAATACTTCATACCGTCTTTAACGTCAGTACGAATGAACCAAGCATCGGTGTCAGTGAGGTAGTGGTTAACAATAACCTCAGGGACAATGCCCAGGCTCTTTAGAGCATTGATGTCGTTGTTAGCAGTGCCCACACGCCCATCAGTACCCAGGATGCGCTTAGCCTCAAAGGCTAGGTGACGGGGGATAATGAGGGTTTTGGGAAGTACTTTGATAGCCAAACCACGGTCATTAGTGAAGCCACCAATGTCAATGGAGGCCTGCTCAAGACTAGCTTCTGACAAGTCAGCAGCCGTAGTGAGTTCATTGCTCCAAGTACCACCAGCAAAGTTGGGGTGGTCAGTGGCCAAGAGTTCCTTACCGTCACCGCCTACATATGAGCTGTTGAAAGCCCGGTTGTAGACGTTAGCAGCAACAATCTCTTTGGTTTGACGCATAGAGAAGGCGAGGCCTTGTGCTTTGCGTTGACCCACCACATCATACTGATCGTCGTCAAAGATTTCACGGGTGATGATGAAACCAAGGGCATACACCACATGGCTATAGCGGGTGATGAAGGCCTGACGCTCACTGTCATAGGAGATGGGAGCACCCTCACCCTTGACAACAGCTAGACCAAACCCACTGGTACCGACATCCTCTTCAAAAGCTTTACGTGAGGTATACTTATCAAAGAGCTTGTCCCATTCAGGACTAAACTCACTATAAGCCTTACCGTACCAAGCGTTAATACCAGGCCAAAGGGCCTTTGCGAAATTAGAAGTGTTAATTACTGACATTATTGTTCTCCTTAGACGCCAGCAACACCAGTGCCAGAAGCAAGCTGATGGTTGTTAATGGTCACCCACATCTTGGCGTTGGCAGAGCCAATCTCATTGTCAACACGATTGACAAAACCCAAAATCTTCAGTTGCAGAGTAGCAGTGGTAGCAGCAGTTGAGCTGTCCAGTTGCATGCCTGATTGCCCCGTAGTACTTGAAGCAGCCGCAACCACGGCATCAGCGTTGAGGCCGATAGAGGTTACAGCAAGGGCACCACCAACGGCATCCTCTTGTACTTCATAGACAACATCAGGGCTATCTGCTACCAGTACATAACGAGCTGTTGAGGCAGCACGGTAGGCAGAGGGGGCATTGAGGTTGGTATAATCAACCACAAAACCAACAATCACCCCAATAGAGGGATTACCCGCAGCCGATTGGGCTACAGTAGCGTAACCATCAGCAGAGGCTGAGCCCGCTAGTTTCACAAGGTCACCCGCACCCATGGCAGTACCATCAGATGAGGGAACATAATACACATTAAATTGTCCATTGTAAGGGCTACCGTTAAGGTGCTTTACAGGACGAAGGCCGAAGACTCGGCTTACGTTTGCCATTTATTTTCTCCATTAAGCCCGTAGCTCAATCACGAGAAATGTCCAATTTCCCATAGTTGTTTTTACGAGCATCTTCTTTCATTGTTTGTTCGCTACGCGAAACCTCAACCTGTTTGTTTTTCTGATCTTCGTCGTACCATTCCTTACGGATACGCATAACAACACCAGAGTCACCTCGGCCAAGGGCTAGAGTAGCAGCACTGCCTACTGACTTACCTAGGTCAACACGACGATCTCCTACACGGACATCACCAGCATCTACCACTTCGTAACCCAGTTCTTTAAGTTGTTCGACCCGATCTCCCTGGTCATTAGCTACACGATATACAAAATTAGGATCTGTGTTCTTCAACGTCAACCGGTTTCGTACAGTGTTGCTTGCCCGTTGTGGGCGGGCCGCTGGGGCCTTTGCTGAAAGTTCTCTACTCATTTCTGCTCCTTGGCTCGCTTTAGATCAGCGAGGTATTGCTCTTTGGTCAAGTGGCCCCCTCGGACCAGCGTGTTCATAATCTGACGTTCTTGGTCAGTAAGAGTGGGTTCCTTTGTGGAAGAAGTCCCTGACCGAACGCTACCCTCTACTGTGGCAGGTTTGTCTTTATTGGGATTTCTAAAACGTGTCGGGAACTCGTCACGAACAGCTTTTTCAATTTCTCTAAGTACTTGTGCGGGTGTCATTGTACCAGCCCGCACTGCACCTTGGAGCCGCGCTCCTACCCCGTCAGCAAATGTTTGCATGTGGGGTTGTGTTTCATACCAACGATTGCGATCTACCCAGGCAGCAAACTCTGGGTGTACTTGCTGAGGTTCTGTTTGAATTTGGGCTTGTGCTTCCATGAAGACAGCCTTCTCCTGTTCAACCAGTTTCTGCTCATCCTCAATGGCATAAAAGCGATCAACATCCCCATCAGCTAGGGCTTGTTTTTGTTCTTGTTTAAGGTCACGTAGAGCCTTCTGGTACTCCGTTTCTCTGACCTTAGTATAATGTGATTTAAGGGAGTCTAAGGCTTTACGAAGTGTTTTAGATTCCCTACTAACACTCTCGATTTTATCGAAGAGTGGTTTACGCCGGACAAACTCCTTAGCGTCAATGAAGTCTTCCTCATCGCCTTCAAACTCTTCCCGAGGACGCCAGCCCATTTCTAAGGCACGGTCCTCAATAGGGGAGGTTTGTTTTTCCACTTGTTGTTCTTGTTCAACAACAACAGCTTCTTCTTGTTTAACTTCTTCAGTCATAACTACCTTACTTAATAATGGCAACAATATCACTATCGTTTAACAACAGCAAGTCTTCTGTTGTTTCCGGATCTTTGATGTACATACCACCATGCCGAGCGTAGGCTACTAAATCACCTACTTGACACCATGGAGTACCTTCCTGGAAGTCCTTGTATGCAGTGGGCCCTAAAAAGAGAACATGACCTTTGCTAATAGCAATTTGTTCTTTTCTCTTCTCTGTCTCTAGAAGCTGGATGCCAGCACGCTGTGCTGAGGCATAAGCCACATCCACCTCTTCTAGTTTCTGGGGTCTGACAAGTACGTGATGTCCTGCTGGGATAATTGCCATTAAGACTCCTCTAGAAAGTCTACGTCTAAGATATCGTACAAAGCCCTAACATAACCCTGTTTACTTTGTACTTCTGTGGGGATAGTAAAGACAAGCTCTTCTTTAACAAACGCAATACGCTCTCTAATAGCAGCATAAAATTGCTTAGTTATTTCTTGGCTTTGCCAGTCCCTGAATTCTGTCTTTGTACTAATGACTGCTCCTTCGTCTGGTGAAGTTTTTGCTGATGCTGTTGGTGATTCTGTACCAACTTCTGATTAACGACTGCCTGTTCGGTAGCCGAGAAAATCTTTTGTTTATGAACAGCGGTTGCGGCATCGATGTTAGCCATCTGCGCCTTGTGCTGCATATCTTGCTGATGGGATTGAGCCTTCATAGAAAGCTGTACCTCACTATCTCTAGCCTGTAGTTCCATCTTCTGCTGAAGAGTCTGGGCATTCATCTGAACCTTTTGTTGCTCAAGCTGACTCTTCATCTGCATTTCCTGAAGCTTAGGGTCAGGGGGAGGCTCGAACTGCCCAGTCTGTTGGATCTGCTGGCTTAGTAGCCTCTCCCAGTTAGGCTGTTCCTGGGCCTCTAGGACTCTTTTAACAACCTCTACAGGATCTAACATACCGGTAGGAAGAAGCTCCAATAAGCCTTGTGCCTTCATAAGCTTCTCTGTCTGTGTCATTGATGAGGGGTCGGCACCTGGACAGATATCGTAGGTGTCATCATTGAAATCCTCTGGATCAACAGACACATCTACCACAGCAGCGTATGTATTGGGATCTAGATACTGAGAGTTTAGAGTAAAAACTCTAGTAAACTCAGTCTTAAGTGCTCTGTAAATACGTTTATAGACAGCAGTGAACACCTTCATGCCCTGCTCAATAGAGGCCATGGTTGTCGTAGCTGGCGTGTTCTGCCCGGGCATCTTGCCCACAAAGATCTCAGCCACAGAGGCCAGTTCTTTGCCAGAAGTAACGAGGGCATTCATAAGCTGGAACAAAACAGCACTAGGCTCTTTAGCAGGAAGAGGTACAATTTGTTTTCTTAGGTCATCACCCGTAGCGTTAACTGGCTTCCATTCACCTGGCGTAAAGCCCGTCTCCCCATTCTTTAGACGAATACCCTTACCAATAAACCCACTCTGTAGATTACTTACAGTGCCCGCATCCACAAGCTGATTAATAAGTGTGTTTACCGACTCATTGAGAGGACCTAAGAGAACACCAAAACCAATAGAATAAAAACTACCATCAGGATTAGGAACAAAAGAAAACTTGGTGTAAAACTGTGTAGCAGTAATTTTAACAACCTTCTCTCCTTCTGTTTTAACATCTTCAGCAGAGAACCTATTAACAATACGCAAAACCTCACCAGATTGTTTATGGAAGGTTACGATGTAGGGTTCTGCATAACCATCTTTATCTAGGTCAAGGTATGTATGCTGTTCAATTAACGTATAAGGCGACGTGTTAAGTAGGTCACCAGGAGCCTGTTCAGGGGAACCTAAATCTACGTCACGGAAAATCTTCTGGAGCTGTCGCTCCTTAAATACCCTAGGAGATAGGGTAATAATCTCAGAGATGCGTTCGGCCTCCTCTAGCGAAGAAGCCCAGTTATTTACAACAAGGTTCTTTGGTAGAACAAGGCAGCTTTTAATTTTCTCTGTGGACTTATCCCAAAAAGTCTTCTTAAAAACAGTACCAACAATCGGGAGCATAAGGAGGAGTTTGTCCATATCCTCTTCCCAACTGTCCATCTCGTGTAAGACTTGATAGGACATATAGGTAGAGACTCTAGTAGCCTTCTCTAACTTCTCCCCTGTGGGGTCTTTTCCTATAACAGAGGCTTTTACTACCTTCCCGTCTTGTGGTACAAGGGATGGGTAGGCCCGGGCAGCAAACTGCATGGCTGCTGTAGAGAGGATTGGGTATTTTACATTACTAGCTCCCCGCCAGGGAAAACTCTTTTCCTCCCTGACCTGCATGGCAAGTTTAGTCCAATCTTCTAGGTCACTTTCCCAGACAGAGCGGCTTTGGAGGTCAACTTCAAAGCCTTCTTTACAAGAAGAACCTATCTCTTTAAGCTGGTCCTCGTCCAAAGAAAGGGCGAGGTTTATGGAATCAATATCCCGTAACTGAGGATCTTCCTCCATAGAGGGATCCATGTTCTCGTTGTTCATCAAGATATTCTTCTTCCTCGGTTTCCTCCTGGGTAGGAGCTTCAATCATCTTATCAAGTAGGAGGCCTAGGTAGGCAAAACTATCTACTTGGTCGTCATGTGTATCACGAGGAAAACGGATAAGCTCGTCCTCGAATGTTTGGTACCAGTCACTACCTTTATCAAACCTAATACTCTTAGCGCGTAGTCTAGCTTGAATCGACCGAGCCCTAGCAATCTTATCCTTACCACCATGTTTTAGGGGTATTAAGGAGGGAAAGGTATTTTGTCTAATCATCTCTTCCCGTAAGAAGGGCCCAATAGCTTTAGATACCTGCATCTCCTCTATACCAATAACTTCTGGTTGGTATATACGATGTAGACGTAAGATGGTGTCTACAATCTCACGCCCGTCGATTCTCTCGCGGATAACTTGTTTTATATGTACCCTACGATATTCATCCATACCGGCAATGATAAACACAGAGTAGTCTGCTCTATCTGCCTCAGAGATGGCCAAGTCTGCTGTAATATAGTGGGTTAGTGGTAGTTTCTTGTCGTCTTCTGTGAGCGGCTCAAAATCCCCTCTCTTGAAGTAAGCGACACTTTCGTCTAATGGGACATTAAGGTATTCTTGAGAGTAGATATCAGGCATACCCATCTCTAGGTATTCCTGTTGTTTCTGTTTTAGGGTTTCTTCACTATGCTTCTCTGGCCATAAAATATAAGAGAAGTCCGGTGTATGGGCTCTATACTTGACTCCACGCCACCCAGATCTCTTTACAGGACTCCAGAGTTTTAGTGGTTCTTGTACGCTATATTTATCGTAGGGTCTAGGCATAAGGCGCTCTAGCAAACTGTCCATGTGTAAGATTGTACCTACAACACGGATAATACCCTTACTGGACACACAAGGGAGGAGAGCTGAGTAGAACCATTTTCGCATCTTTTCACGACGCTCCTTGTTCATTACCAACTCATCGTTCTCCATATCGTCACAGAGAATAATATCTGGGCGAGAACCACTCCAGATTAAACCACGTAGTTTTTGCTCAGCCCCTTTAGCTATGACACGGAACTTGTGGCCGTCTTCCATCTCCACTATGATATCTGTTTCTGTATCTTTGTGAAATTGTACAAGCCCCTTCTCATTGCGCTTTAGGCCGAATAGCTGGACAAGGGCTTCGTTCTCTTGTAGCTGTTCTTTAAAATACCCCAAGAACATAGCTGCTTGGCTTTCTGTATCAGAAACCAACAGCATAAACTTACGTTCTCTAAACAACAAAGTAGCCAGTCCATAACTCACAGTCATACCGGTGGTTTTCGCGTGTCCGCGTGGAGCGCTAAGAGCGACCATCCTGTCCTTGGAGGTAAAGAGGTCCCACCCTTCTCTATGGAAGTCTGGTGTTTTAACAGCATCGTCAAACTTACTAGCTAAAACACCCCCTACAAAGCCCTCGATTACTTCCCTGTTTAGGATCATTTCTGCCTAATCTTTTCTACTGTTCTGGCTCCCACATACCCAACATAGCCTACACCGAAGAGGGCAATCATATCTGATGGAATAGCATCTAGCCACGCTTTAAATCCTGTGGCAACAGCTCCAGCAGTCTCTGGATTAAACGCGTGTAGAAACCCCATAGGAATGGAGAACAAGATGAGTGTATAAATGACATACATGAAGCTGGGCCTAGCCCGACTAGTCCACTTGTCTGTACTGTTAGCCTCGGCAACGATGGTCTCCTTAGCCATCTCTGCCTCTTTAAGAGCAGCATCTACCTCACGAAAAGCAGCGTCTTGTTGTAGCTTTAAAATTGCTAGCTCTGCCTCTGCCTTCTTAGAGGGGTCTAGGAAATTACCTACTGTTTCAATTACTTTTGTAATGATAGGAAAAAGAATAGGATTCATTTTTTCTTCTTTGTAGAGTTAGTTTTAGCATTATAGGTGTAGTCACTGGGTTTACCGCCACCCGCTTTAACAGCCCTGTCCTTAGCTCTACCTGCATTGCCTAGCGATTGGCGTTCTTTGCCTTCTGTTGTAAGCTTACCATCTTTTAGATGCCCTCGTTTTTCTAGGAGACCGTTTGCCATGTTACGAGCACCTTTAACACCTCGTGATGCTAGTTGTCGTGTTAACCGCTCTTGTAGTTTACTCATCCCTACTTCTCACGTCTAGAGGTTTGACTCTTCAAGGAGCCGTCAGCATTCCTACTGAAGCTTCTGTTTTTTGCTTTGGTTGTTACCCTTGCGTTCTTAAGGGTGTTAGCCCCACCTTTAGAAAGGGGTTTCTTATGGTCTAGGTCTTTACCATCACCTTTGGTAGTTACTCCAGTAGCGTTGGCTTTTCTACGCAACACAGTGCGCTTACTGCGATTTTTACGTTGTTCCGCTGTTCCTTGGTAGGCTGCGTATTCTCTATTTATAGTCCCGCTTTCCATTTGTCATCCACGGCATACCGAACCCTACTCCTTTCCTTCTTGGAAAATGGTCACTTTCTTACACCACCAGATGAATTCAGAAAGTTTAGTGTCGGTTCTCCAAGAATTAAGAGCCCGGCATACCAGTTGGATATTACTCTCTACATAAGGCCCACCAGCTTCTACCCTATCCAAAGAAGCGTTTGTTTTACAAACACTCCCCTTTTCTAAAAGGCAGGTTAGTGGCTGACCAGACAAGGCACATAAATAATTTTGCTTCTCTAAGATAGATACTAGGGTTTCTGCTGTTAGCCCGTTTTCTTTTCTTTGGTGTTGGTTTACTAGGCGTTGGAAATATTTATACCAATTACCTGATATTTTCTTATACTGATTTTCTGTAGAATCTTTTCCAGTAATGTATTTCCACTTACCTTTACAACCCTCACTACAGAACCTGTGTACACCTGATCTAGGGACAAAATGAGTTCCACAGACCGGGCAGTCCTTTTCTTCCCACCTAGCGTTATTATGATGCCAACCACTCATAGAGAACCCCCACTGTAGTCACGTTTCCCCCCGGTCATCCACGGCATCTGGAACCTCCTCTACATAAGGGATGTCCTCTGCTTGAG